GCTCTGCGCCTTCTTGCCCAGCCGGTGGATCGTGGCGCTACGACTCGAGTTGTCTTCGACCCAGCGAAAAATAGGCATGGTGTCAGTCGGCGACGAGGCCGGCCATGGGGTCTCGGGTGTTCTGTTCGATCTGCGCGAGTTTGTCGAGTTGCTTCTGAGCCAGGTTCTGGCTGAACCCAAGTTGACTAAGCGCGGCCCCGGAGAAGGTGCCGACCACGTCGGCAGACGAGGCGGACGACTCAGCCTGCGCGGCAGCCGCCCCGCCGCGAATCTGTGCGGCGGCCCCGTCGCCTCCCATGCCGCCCATGCCCTTACTGATTCGCTCCTGAGACGATTCCAGCGCGTCTTCGATCGTCGTCACCTGGGCGTCGGTCAGCCGACCATTGGCCGACAACGCATCAAACTCCTGGTAGGCATCGCGGAGTTGCTGGAGAGTTGTGGCACCTTCCACCGACTTGAGCAACTCGCGAAACTGGTCGTTTTGCACCCTTCGACCACGGGCGGCTCGCGACTTGCCTGCCACGGCCTGCTCCGCGGCGTCTGCCTCTTGGCGCGCTGCCTGCTGCCTGGCTTCGGCGTCGCGAATCCGCTGGTCAGCTGTTTCGTTAGCAACCGCGAAACGGTTGGGGATGGCCTGTTGACGCTCGCGTCTGCGGTCTGCAATCTGATCGTCTACTGCTTTGTTCAGTGCTTCCAGGTTGCCGCCGTTGGCAAGCCAATCAAGGAAGTTTGTGGCTTTCCGAAGGTCTGACTCTAGCCCATCCCAACCGGCCGCAAGGCCTTGCAACATGCCATCCCAAATGGTCATTACGTTGGCCGCCAAAAACGTGAACGTGTTTTCGATGAACGTGACCCACGGGCCAAACACCTCCGTCAGAGATGCCAGGCCGCGAACCAGCGAGGCATATGCGCCAGCCCACAGAATGTCCATGGCACCGGCCAGGTCGCCGTCGACGATGGCCTCGTAGATGCCAGCGAACGTGGTGGACACCGTTTCCGACAAGACCGCAAACACGCCGGTAGCTTGGTTGACTGCGACGGCGATCAGCCCAATCGCAGCGATCACAGCACCAATGGGAGACAACACGACGCCGATGGCGGCCGTGACTGCGGCGACTGCCGTGCCGAGCGCGGCCAACGCCACGCCGGCCGCCAGCACGGTTGCGATAGTCTTGGCGACCGTCACGATCAAGGCCTGATTCTGTTTGATGAACTCGGTGATCCCGCCCAGCGCAGCGGTGACACTCGCGGCCATGGCCTGCAGCGCCGGCGACAATGCGTCACCGATGGCTAGGCTGGCACCTTCGGCGGCTGACAACAAAATCCGCATCGATCCGCCTAGGCCGGCGTCCATTTCCTTGGCCGTGCGGGCTGCTACGCCTTCCGCGTTCTGCAGGTCGTCCGCCAGCCCTCTGACGCCGCCGGCCGTCTGCGAAAGCACATTTGCCGACGTGATACCTAGCAGGCCGAACGCTTCGGCCATCTTGGCTGTCCGCTCGGCCAAGCCCATGCTGGCCGTGGCGGTGTTGATCTCGTCCAGAATGTCGACCAACGGTTTCAGGTTGCCGGCCGCGTCCATGTTGGTGACGCCGAAAATCTTCTGCAGTTCTTCGCCTGCACCTGCCGAGATCACCGCCAGCCGCCTTAAGGCGGTGCCCGCCTCGCTGCCCTGAATGCCGACGTTTCCAAGCACGCCTAGGATGGCGGCCGTGTCCTCGAGCGACATGCCAAGGCTGGACGCCACGGGGCCGGCGTACTTCAAGGCCTCGCCCAGGCTTTCCACACTGTTGAAGGTTGCGTTGGCGGTCTCGGTCAGCACATCCGCCGCGCGGGTCGCATCCGCAGCGCCAAGGCCAAACTGCCTGAGCGTGGCCGCCATGATGCCGGCCGACAGGGTCGCGTCGGTGCCGGTGGCCCGGGCGAGGTTCAAGACCGCGCCGGTCATCGCGTTGATCTCGTCGGGCTTAAAACCCGCGCGGCCCAGCTCGCCCATCAACGTGGCGACTTGAACCGCCGTGAACGATGTAGTCGCGCCCAGCTCCCTGGCTCGGTCGTTAAGCTTTTGCAGGTCTGCTCCTGCCGCACCGCTCACGGCCCCTGTCAGGCGGATCGCGTCGTCAAACTGGGCGAACTGCCGGGTCGCCAAGGCCAGCGGTGCCGTCAGGGCCGCCCCGAACGCCGTCATCCGTGTCCCGAGGCCCTGCAGCAGCGACCCGACCTTGCCGACGTGCTTGTTCAGGTCTTGCAGCGACCGAAACAGCTTGCGGGGATCCGCCCCGATTTCGACGTAGACCTGTCCGCCCCTTACCCTGCTCATGACGTTTTTACCTCATGCCAGTTGGGGCCGAGCAGTTGCTGTATTTCTTCAGGTGTGGCCTGACGAGCGGCCGTCTTGGTTTTCGCGAACGGGTTCAGGCGGGCTGGCTGGACACTCGGCGCGTGCTTCGGCCGGTGGAGGTTGGCGGTTTGGGCGAGGAGGTTGGCGGTGTGCCACCAGTCCATCTCGAGTCGGGCGTTTCGGGCGATGACGAGGTTTCGGAATGTCCACTCGCCGGGATGAACGCCGAGGATTCCAGCGCACTCCCAGATCGTGTCCCAGATTGTGCGAGCAGGTCCGCCGCCGTCGCCTTCGCCAGCTCGGCCTCCGCCTGGCCCAGCACCTCGTCCGCCATCTCGTGGATTTTGGCGACCATCAGTGCGACCATTTTGCGGAGGCCCGGCGGGAAAAAATCGACCAGCTCCGACTCCAAGGCGATTTGCCCGGCCTCAAGCGAGTCCCCTCGCAGACCGTCCAGAAACTGCTCGCGAGAAATGTTGCGATCGTCCGCTTGCTGACGGCAGATGGCGTAAAGGATTTCGCCAATCTTGCCGTAGTTGTTTCGCAGCACCTCCAACGTCTTGGCAATCGTGCCGGCGTCGATCAAATCGAATGGCACCGCTCGCGACTGCCGCTTGACGCTGCCGTCCGGTTGTTGGACGTCTTCGTCGACGTTGATCGTGACAAGACCTCGGACACGGTCGGCGGAGGCGACAGTCAGCGCCACCATCCACGGCCGGCCCTGGTCGTCCCGAAACTCTTTCATCGTAGACCGCTCCTGGTGATCTTTGCCTCAACCTGAAACGTCACCACGCCGTCGATCGAGGCGTTGGAACTGATCGACGTGATCACCGCCGGGAACGACCAGCCGCCGGGGCTGCCCGAAACGGTGACCTCGGTCCCGTTGTTGAGCGAGGCAAACAGCCCAGACATTGAAGTGTCGTCGTTGACCTCCATTGACAGCGAGGCGTCCCGCCCGGTCTGGTAGACCGAAGCGAACCGGCTCGCGTATTCCTCAATGTCGATCGTCCGGGCCGAGCTGCTGAATGTGACGTTGCGGACGCCGACTACGGACGAACCGACCGAAACCGTGGCGTCCTTTCCCAGCGTGATCGCCACGGGGTCAGCTCTCCCGGGCGGTCACGGTGTAGGTCACCGCTCCGTCGATGCTGATGTTTTCCGTGATGCTCATCACGATGAAGTTGCTGGTCGGCGTGTTGGTAGCGATCGCTGTCACCAGGCCGGTGGCGTTGTGGCACTCGATTTCCCACAGCTTGCTGGTCAGGCCTGACTTGTAGGCCCTGTAGCCGGGGTTCCCGGACGAACCGCCCGCGTTGGTGCGGTTGGTGACGTCGATGACCTCAACCTCTTCCGTGTAGGTTGCCGAAATGACCTGGCTTCCAAACGGAGGGGCCGAACCGTCTTTCCCGAGCGTAATGGCCATGCGTGCGGGTCTCCCTGATTAGGACTGCGAATGGTTGCGACTGGCCGAGACGGTAAACGTCTTGATCCCGTCGATGGGGTCGGCCTCGGCCACGTTGGTCACGACGTACTTGACGTTTCCGGTGCTGGAACCAGACAGCGTGAACACGTCGCCCACGTTCACGCCCGGGTCGTCAACGCACTCCACCTCGAGCGTTTGCTCGATCATGGCCTTTTTGAACTTGCGGCTGGTGTCACCGAGCTTGGTGACGTCGACCTCCGCGGCGGAGTTGTTAACGGTGACGGTGCGGGCGTTGTTTAGGCCCGTGATCGTTACGTCTTTGCCGAGCGTGACTGACATAGTGGTTCAGTGCTCCCGTGGGCGGTTGTTCGCTCACGGTAGCCCCGCCCGGGGTGCGGCCCGCAGGGGGTCTGGCGTCACGGGCCAGAAATGAAACCGCGAAACTTTTCCGGGATCTTGGGACGGATTTTGTCGAGTCCCTTGGCCATGTAGCGGCCCGGCTTGACCTTGCCGCGGCCGGTCGCAAACTCGCCGGCCTTGCTCCGCTTGCCGGTCTGGGCGTCCCTCCGAATGACGACGTAGGCCTCGCCGCCGGTGCCCTTTAAGAACCGTCCCCGACTGTCACGGCCGCCCCGCTGGCTGCCGCGGCCCATGCCCTGCGGGATCGCATGGCCGCTTTTAAGTTTTTCGACCGGCGACCGCGACAGATAGCGGTACGAAACCGTCCGGCTCCCGCCGAACTCTTGGATTTTGTTTAACCACACCGTCCGCTCAGCCGGCCCGATCACCACCGAGCCCTTGCGGTCGTCGCGCTCGTAGCGAACGCTCCCTCGCAAAAACCCATTGGCCGCCCGGCCCCGGCCGGTCTTCCAGCTGGTGACCCGGCCGGTGGTCGGCGGCCGAAACGTCACCTCGAGCACCGGAATGCCGTTTCGTTCGCCGACTTTTCGCCACTCTGGCTTTTTCTTCGGAGCCTTGTTCAAGAACTGTTTTTTGGCCGACTGCATCATCATCGACCCGATCCGGTCGAGCGTCTTATCTCGACCGGCTTGGTAGCGTTTCTTGACGTGGGCCGTGTTCACCTTGCCCCGCACCTTGACCGTCGTCCGCATGGCTGCCTCCTACGTCCGGTGGACGCGATAGGTGGCCGTGATCACGGCCCGCCAAACGTTTCGCTCTTGGAGCCCCTCGTCGGGGTTCAGTGAAACCTCGACCTCCATCGGGCTGGTCACGCCGCTCGGCCAGGTCACGCCCTCGTCCCAGTCGTGCTGGCGGATCGCGTCCACCATTTCCTCGGCTAGGGCCAGCGTGTCGTCGGCCAGCTGCTCGGTCGGGGCGTGGCGGCCGACGAACACGATGATCGCGTAGTCGTACTGCCAATGGACCCGGTCGGCCCGGGTGGTCTCGATCGCCCCGGGCATGACCGCCACCACGGGGTCGTCCATGTCCTCGATGTCGTAGCTGGGCCAGTTCTGCCTCACGACCGAAGGCGTGACGGCGGTAAAGCTGTAGGCGTCCAAGCTGTCGGCCAGGGCGTCGGCGATCTCGCGGGCGGTGCTCACGCTAGGCCTCCAGCAACCGCCGCATGGCCTCCAGATTGGCCCGCAGGCGGTCGTCTAGCGGTGATCGTGCCACGGCGTCCTCGGCCAACTGCAGGGCCTGTGGACGCAGCCCCAGCTCCCAGGCCGCCATGGCGGCGATGTCGGCCGCCCGGCACTTGGCGTTGGGATCAGTGGCGTGGGTCGGCTCGCCGTCGGCCTGGAGGGCGACTTGGGCAAACGCCAGCGTCTCGCGCCACTCCCGCCGCTTGCAGTGGGCCTGCGCTAAATGCTCCCAGGCGTCCGGCTCCCAGGTCGCCTCGCGGGCGGCCCGGTGGAGGTGCAGTTCTTCACCCGTGACCCTGGCGAGCGCCCGCAGGGCGTAGGCCCGCTCGGTGACGCTGCCATCCGGCATCCGTAGGTATGCGGCCCACTGGGCGGCCGCCTCGGGCAGGTTTTGGTAGTCGCACTCGCGGGCCAGATACCACCGCGCCCGGGCATCGTGCGGGGCCTCGGCCACCGCCACCCTCAGCAGCTCGAGGTCCGTGGCGTGCCGCTTGCCGGGATCCCGGTGGTGGTGAATCTCCAGCCCCTCGGCCACCACGATCCGCCGGTCCCCCTTCCAGCACACCAGCCCCTCGTGGGTCGCCCCAGTCCACCGGAAGCCGGCCCGGGCGTGGACCCGGTCGCAGTAGAAGACGAGGCCCGGCCGGCCGTCGGGTGCCCACGACCAGACGTACCGATACCGCAGGTTGTTGGTGCCGTCGACCCAGGCCCGCTCGACAGCATCCCGCCAGCCGGGCTGGAGCCGCTCGTCGAGGTCCAAACGGATCGCCACGTCGACGTCCGGCGGCAGGTGGTGGAGCGACAGGTTGTGGGCCTCGTCCCACCGCCACGGGCAGACGTAGCCGGTGGCCACCGTCACGCCAGCCAAGGTCAGCCGCTGGACGGTGCCGTCGGTGCTGCCGGTGTCGGTGACGACCCGCACGTCCGCGTCCTGGCACGATTCTGCCCACGGGATCGCGTGCTTCTCCTCGTTCTTCGCCAGCGCGTAAACGCCGATTTTCACGCCCGCCTCCAGACGATCAGGGTCTCCCCGGCCGTGCCACCGCAGAACTCGCAGCCCGGCCGGCACCGGGCCTTGCCGATGTGGACGCCGGTGGGCACGGCCTCCCACGCGAGTCCCTCCGGGGCGGTGATCCGGTCCGCGAGCAGCTCGGGCCGGCAGTCGATGTCGATGTCCTCGATGACGTACACGCCGCCGGGCGCCAACAGCGGCAGCAGCGTCTCGGCGGTCACGATCTGATGGGCCTCGAGGTGCGACCCGTCGTCGATGATCAGGTCGAACGGCCCGCCCCCAGCCGCGGCCACGGCCGCCTGGAGCGACTGCCGGACGCCCTGGTCGGCCTGGTAGCACCGGATCCGCCCGGCCGCGAACAGGACGTCCGGCCGAATGTCGAGGCCGATCACCTCGGCGGCCGGGAAATACTCCTCCCACATTCGGAGCGACGAGCCAGCGTTCACGCCCACCTCAAGCACGCGCCGCACCGACTCGCGGCGATCGGCGAACATGGCGTGGTACGCGGGCGTGTAGTTGTGGCAGGTGTCCCCGGGAACGCCGCCGTACACGGTGGACGTGCCACCCTTGTCGGTCATGTGCTTGTCGGCCAGGTCGCAGAGTAGCGTCACGGGAGCCCCCGGTAGTTGGTGAACTGGGTCTGGTCATGGTTGGCCGGATACCACCGCACGGGCAGGGCATCCAGCAGCTCGACGTAGGCCATGGTGTTCATGTCCCACGACAGCCGGCCGGTGAGCCTGGCCCGCAGGCTGGCCACGGTCTCGACAGCGTCGAACAGCGGGGCGGCCAGCTGCCGGGGGCAGATCCAGCACGAACCGACAAACCGCCAATGGGCCTCGGCGTCGTTAATCACGCCCTTGGGCCAGCAGCCGGGCAGCGTGATCGCGTCACAGGGCCGCCGCTCAAGGTCGTCCACAAACGCCCGCAGGACGTCCTCGGTGACGTTGGTCTGCTTCAGGACCGTGTATTCGATCCACGCGAACACGTCGACGTCGGGATACCACTCGGCAGCCTGCCGCATCCACCAGTAGCGTTGCAGGAGAACAATGTTGGACCGGGTCATGTCGGCGGCCGTGTGGAACCGGTCGCCCGGCGGGTTGGCACACGACGGCAACAGCCCGGGGTTATCCGCCAGCAGCTTGTAGGCCCAGCAGTCCTCCAACCGCCAGCCAGCGTCGAAGGCGTGGAGTTTGTTGCCCAACGCTGATTTCAGCCGGCCACCCAAATCGGCACACTTGCCGGGGGTCAGGTGCTTGGCCGGGAACGGGGCGTGGACGAACCCGGTGACTGCCATCGCTCTCATGGGCTCGGGCCTCCGTAGCCGGTGAACAGGGTCTCGTCGTGGTCCGCGGCGTAGACCCGGAACTTGTCCCGGTGGTCGCGAAGCATGGCGGACCAGGTGTTCACCTCCCAGGTGGTCTGGCCGCTGAACTGCATTTGCAGCGTGGCGTACTTCACCGTCGTGTCGTGGAACCACTCGGCTAGGCCGGGCGGGACGACCACCACGCCCCCAGCGACGTACCACGCCGGCTTCGACCAGTCGATCAGCGGCCGATTGACCATCGGCCAGATCCCGGCAATCGTGATCCGGTCCGGCGGGGCCGCCTCCACCCGGGCGAAAAACTCGCGGATCATCCGGTCGGTGATCGGGGCCTTCAGGTGGAAAATACCGAAGTCCACCCACACGACGTGGTCGCCGGTCATGCGGGCCGCCTCGGCCAACCACGCGGTCTTCTGGTGCTGGACCACGGTATAGGCCGTCGTGTCCTTCATGGGCGACCCGGGCGGGGGCCGGCAGCCAGCCGCAAAGTCGGTCATCCAACAATGGGCCAGCCCGGCCGGGCGGACAAACGTCCGCGGCGTGGGGATCACGTCGTTGGTTGCCCCGTCGTAGAAACAGACCGTGGGCAGGGCCAAGCCGATGAGCCGCCGGCCCAGCTCGAGGTAGCGGGCGTGCGGCCGGTGGCCGGCGTTCAGCCGGACGTAACCGGTGACAAGAGTTGCCACGCTTCCTCCTCCGGCAGCTCGACCAGCCAAGCCTCGGCGTCCCGCACGCCAAACGACACGATCACGCGGCCCGGCAGGATTGCCAGCCCGGCGGCAAACTCAATCGCCCGCGGCTCCTTAAACCAGAACGGCTGCGACATGCGGGCCAGCGCCAGCCGCTCGTCAAACCAGACGAACCGGTGTTCGTAGGACCGCCCCCGCGGGGTGTGGGCCACCTCGTGAATCACGGCCAGCCACCCGCCCCGGAACGGCACCAGCTGCGAGCCACCGCGGAACTCGCTGGCGATTACCGGGGCCGGGCTCCGCCGCACGATCTGCCAGCCGCCGGGCAGGTCGGGGTCTTGGTCGATGGTCACGACGTGGCCGCCGTGCCGGCAGGCGTACACCCACCCGCCACGGCCCAGGATCGGCATCCAGTTCTTTTCGTGTTCCTGCGTGGTGATCCCGTCGAGCACCCGGAGGTCGGTGACCGTGGCCGTGGCTATGTCGATGGTGCCGGCCGCCATCCGGCAACGTCCGTCGAACGGGGCCACGTTGCGGACGGTGGCCGAAATCCCCAGACCGGTGCCCACGGCCCGCAGCCGGCAGTCCTCCAGCCCGTCGACCGGGTATTCCGTTTTTGGGTAGGCCACCTCGAGCGGCCGGCAGGACACGGGCCGCAGCTCGGCGTCGAACCGGACGAGCAGATTCTGGGTGCGGATCGTTTGGCCGTCGGCCTCGGGCATGACGTATCGGCCGTCCGCGATCTCGTAGTTCGACGAGCGGACGATGGCGACCAAGTCGCCGCCGTGGACGATCACCGTGGCGTTAAACAGCGACCATCCCGGGTGGGCCGGGTCGATGTCGATCCGGTGAAACGTCGGGCTCGCCAACTCGGCCAGGAGCGGCGTGTAGACGATCCGGTTGGCCCGGGTGACCATGGCGACCTCGGGCGACACGTCCGGCGTCGACAGGATTCGCTCACAGGCGCGGCGGCCGGCCTCGATCTCGCCGCAGTGGTAGGCGTGGGCCGCCAGGTGGCACAGGCTGTCGATCATGCCCCGCAGTTTCGCAGGGGCCGACAGCCGGCCGGAGGGGGTGGGCTAGGCCGCGCTGGGGCGACCGCCTCTAGCCTGCTTATCTACGGACGGTTGTCGAACCATCTGGAATCGCCGGATAGTTCCGTCGCAAGATTGTGGGTCTACGGACACTCACTCGCCCAGGCAGGCGAAGTAGTCGGCCGCCGCGATCTCGGTCACAGCCCCGCTCGCCAGCAGTTGCGGCAGGAGCGTGGCGGCGGGCTCCCATTCGCACCACTCAGGCAGCACGCCTACCACTACATCGCCGCTTGGGTGACGCGGGGCGGTCGCCAGCGGAGCCATGCAGGTGGTGGTGGCCTTGTCGTTTGGCAGTCCCCACGCCGCGTCTAGCGTGGTGCGGATCTGCTCGTAGGTGGCCGGGCTGGCTCGGAAGTAGCGGTGCGGAATCATGCGACGGTCACTCCCCACTTGCGGCCCAAGTAGCGTTCCACCCGCGAGCGTTCCGATGCTGACAGGGCGCGGTTCCAGAACAAGACCTCAGCAATATCAGCTTGAAGGTACTCGCCTACGTCTCTCCGTGACCCCAGCCACGGGCCGCTGTTGTTGTCGTATGCCGTTGTTACAGTCGTGCTGACGACCAGAGAGCCGTTTGTGTAGCCAGCTTGGGCGGCAGGCTCCAACACGGTGGCAAATACGTTGACGTTAGAGTTAGTATTGGCAACAGCCAGCGTTTCCGCTGTGCCGTCATTCTTCTGGTAATGCCAAAATACGTTGCTAGTGCGGTATCTCGTAATCACGCCGACCGCAGAGTTGCTGTCGGCCTTGTACCACAGGGCTTGGTTTGCGTTCGCGTTTTGGCGTGAGACGATAATGATCGTCTGGCTGGTGGCATTGAAAGCGGCATTCGCCCCGATTTGCATGGTGTCATCGGTGCCTTGAAACGTCACCACGTTTTTGCCGTTGATGGTGCTGCTGTAGGCGGGCTGCTTGCCGCCCGTGGCTTGGGCTGCGTTGCGGCCGTTGCCGCTCTTGTCGGCCCACACCGACACGCCAGTGGAAACCGTGATGGTGCTGGCGTCGGCTGCGTCCAGCCACAGCGAAAGCCCGGCGATGCTCTTGGGGTTGAAGCCCGAAGCTGTGGGCCGGAACAGCCGAGTATCAAGCGCACACATTCGCAGGGTGTCCGTAGGGTAGTGTAATGCCGGTCAGACGACCCGCCAGACGGCCGACGTCGCGTCGTACACGACGAGCGCGGCACCGCCAGCCTTGTCCATGAC